CACTGAGCTATTGCCAGCATTGACGCCGGTAATCAACGCAACAACGGAATTGCTAAAACAGTTTGGCCAACTACCTGGGCCGATTAAAACCGCTTCAGTAGTAATTGCAGGACTTGCCGGTGCATTTGTTGCACTGGCACCGGCTATCGGCATAATTCAAGGAATTATTCCAGCCGTTAAAGGATTAAGTTTGGCAATGCTCGCCATCCCGGGCATTGGATGGACTGCTGCTGCAATCCTTGGACTCGGGCTTCTTGGTAAAGCAGTATTCGACACTAACGAAACATTCAGGAACTTTGTTAAAAACATTGGCGGTGTTGTTGCTAGTGATTTTAGGACAGCCGTTGACGGCATGGCTGATGACGCCAGGACATCCGCTAATGATATACAAAAGGCATATGAAGATCTATCACCCAAGCTTAGCCCTATCGCTAAATTCATTAGGGAACTATTTCAAGGTGCATTTAAGGACACCTCAAATGCAGCAGAGGCAAGTGCCAGTGCATCTAGCAGTGCATTTAGCACTTTCTTCAATGGTCTTATATCTCAAGGCGCCGCTGCATTTAATGGCCTAGGTGCACTTATTACTAATTGGTATAATAATCTGCCTGCCCCGATCCGCAGCATTTTTGGTGGCAATGCACTGTCAATGCTTGCGGGCGCTGCCGCTGGAGCAGGTAGTGCTGCCAGCAGGGCCGCAGCGCCAAATGCGCAAGCAACTGGGATGTACGGCAGGTATGGCGCACCAGAAACCCAAGTTTCATTTGCCATTAAACCTGCAGCCCTCAATGCAATGGGCACTCCAGTAGGTGCAACGGTAGGTGGCGGTGGCCGTGCGGCAGGTGGCGCCAGCAAGGCAGCAGACGAGGCCAAGCGACTTGCGGAGGAGTTGCAGCGGTCAACCGAACAGGGCAATGACCTGTTCCGCCAGTTTTCCCGTCAGGCGGTGTTGCTTGGCATAACATCTGAAACCGAACGCAAGCGCCTACAGATTCAATACGACTACCAAGATCGCGCACGGGAAATAAATGAACTGAAAAATGCAGAGCAAAAAGTAAACTTAATGGCAGTCAATGATGAAATTAAAAGGCTGGAAACATTAGAACTGCAAACCGAAGAGCTTAAAAAGCAACTACAACTTTTTTATGAACTTGCCGGAGTGCCGATGGGCGAAATGCTGCCCGGCGGTGCTGGTGCGTTTAGAACAGATATAAATCTTGACCCCAGTGATCGTGCTCAGCAGAAGATTGATGAATACAAAGAAAAGTTGGCTGAGTTGCAAGATCCAATCAACATGGCGCAACGTGGCGCCCAAGCCATTGGCGATGCGTTCTCTTCTTCTTTCCAGGGAATCATCACTGGAACGCAAAGCGTGCAAGAAGCACTAGCATCGTTTTTCCAAAATGTAGCCAAGTCATTTATTGACATGGCAACCGAGATTATTGCTCAGATGGTCATCATGTATGCCTTTAAGCAGTTGCTCGGATTGTTTGGCGGTGGCGCTACAGGGATTGGCTCGGTTGGCAATTTCAGCGGGGCCTTCAATGGCGGTGCTGCATCATTTAACGCAGGGTCTTTTGGAATGGATCTGCTGCCTGGCCGCGCTAAAGGTGGCCCGGTGTCTGGCGGTCAGATGTACATGGTGGGCGAGCGTGGTCCCGAGTTGTTCGTGCCAGGGCGCAGCGGCACCATCGTTGCCAATGACAAGATGGGTGGCGGCAGCACCAACGTGGTGGTAAACGTCGATGCCAAAGGCAGTAGCGTGGCTGGTGATGAGCAAGGCGCCAATCAGCTTGGCCGTGTCATCAGTGCTGCGGTACAGTCAGAGTTGATTAAACAGCAGCGGCCCGGCGGTCTTCTCGCACGCTAATGGCTACGTTCCCCGACTACAAACCACGCGTTGGCGCCAGCAAGAACAGTGCGCCTAAGGTGCGCTCTACGCGCTTTGGTGACGGATATGAACAACGCGTACAGTTCGGCCTCCAACAAGACCCGAAGGAGTGGACACTGGAGTGGAATGTAACCGAGGAGGTATCAGACGAAATCGAAACGTTCCTTGAAGCCCGTGGTGGTTCTGAGTCGTTTGACTGGACGCCACCTGATACCAGCACCAGCTACAAGTGGGTATGCAGTGAGTGGCAAAAGACAATTGACGAGCCATTCCGCGCTGTTATTCGGGCTACGTTTCGCCAAGTGTATGAGCCGTGACCGCACCTTCACTGTGGCAAGCTAGTTACGCCTACAACGTCGGTGATGTTGTACAGGCCACGATCCCACCAGCGACGGGATTCTTTTTCCGTTGCACGGTTGCCGGTACAACTAGCGCGACGGAACCGTTCTGGCCGACGGTCATTGGTAATACCACTGTCGATGGCACTGTCACATGGATGGCGGTCACCATCCTGTCGGGTGACTTCCAGACATCTAACCCCAGCGCAATCATCGAGCTATTTGAGCTGGAGCTGGTCACTGCCATCCACGGCAGCAACGAGGTTTATCGTTTCCATTCGGGCACCAACCTAGTCAATAACGGTGATGTGGTTTGGCGTGGCAATAGTTACCTGAAGTTTCCGATTGAAGCGGACGGGTTTGAGTACAGCGGCCAAGGAACATTGCCGCGGCCAAAGATTCGCGTTAGCAACATTTTTGGCACGGTTACGGCAATTATTCTCAGCTTGCCAGTTGGCTTGGAAGGCGCCAAGGTAACGCGCATTCGCACGCTGGCCAAGTATCTCGATGCGGCTAACTTCCCGGTCAGTGGTGACGTGCTGTTGCTGGAAGATGGCGACATCTTGCTACTGGAAGACGGCGGCCATTTCTTGCTGGAGCCAACCAATCCAACAGAAGATACCAGCGCCGAGTTCCCGCGAGAGATTTATTACATCGACCGCAAAAGCGCAGAAAACCGCAACCTCGTTGAATTTGAGCTGGCGGCCAGCTTTGACCTTGCTGGTGTGAGGGCACCCAAGCGACAGTGCATCGCCAACCTGTGCCCATGGACCTACCGCTCTGCTGAATGCGGTTACACCGGCACCAATTATTTTGATGCCGCAGACCAGCCGGTGCTCAGCGCATCTGGTGATGTATGCGGCAAGCGGCTCAATAGCTGCCACCTGCGCTTTGGGCAGAATGCTGAGTTGCCGTTTGGCGGCTTCCCAGGCGTTGGTACAGTCAGCGGATGACAATGACCTGGCGCGACGCAGCATTGGATCACGCCAAAGCGGAACAACCCCGCGAGGCCTGCGGGTTGCTGGTGGTCATCAAGGGCCGCGAGCACTACATCCCATGCCGCAACCAAGCAGCAGCACCGGATCAGATGTTTGTGCTGTCAACCGAGGACTACGCCGCAGCCGAGGATCAAGGCGAGGTGTTGGCCATCGTCCACAGCCACCCAAGCACACCACCGCATCCATCACCAGCAGACCGCGCCGCATGTGAAGCCAGCGGCTTGCCTTGGTACATCGTCAACCCCAACCTAGAACTCTGGGGCGAATGCAAGCCGTGCGGCTATAAGGCACCACTGATTGGCCGCGAATGGGTGTGGGCGGTGCATGACTGCTGGACACTGGCGCGTGACTGGTACGCCGAGCAGGGCATCAAGCTACGCGACTGGGAGCGCTGCGCCAACCCAGAAGACTTTCAAGCCAAACCGTATTTTGATGATCGCTGGAAGGCGACGGGTTTCCGCGAGTTGCTGCCTGATGAAGAACTAGAAAAAGGCGACCTGCTGTTTATGAGCATCAGCAGTCCCGGCCTCAACCACTGCGCTGTGTATCTAGGCGATCAGATGATGCTTCACCATCTGCAGGGACGGTTGTCATCTAGGGATATCCTTGGAGGTTGGGCCCTAAAATGCGTAGGAAGGAGGTTGCGTCATGCTGCGTAAGATCAAGCTGTACGGCGCCCTCGCTAAGTTTGTCGGCCATCGGGTGCTAGAGGCAGATGTTGCCACTGCCGCTGAAGCCGTCCGTTTTCTAGTGACCAACTGGCCTGAGCTTGAAGGCCACATGGCGCAGCAGCACTACCGGGTCCACACTGCTGGCGAAGACCTGACGCTGGAAGACATCCACAACCCAATGGGTCGCGAGATTCAGATTGTGCCGGTGATGGCGGGCGCTGGCGCCATTGGGCGGATTCTGCTGGGCATTGCGTTGATTGCAGTTGCTTCTGTGGTCACCTTCGGCACGGCCGGCGGTTTATTTGCCGCTGGCGCACTTAATGCCGCAGTTTTTGGCTTAGGTGCTTCCTTGGTTTTGGGCGGTATCGCTCAATTGCTTACCCCTACACCCAAAACTGACGAAGACGAAGGCGACCCCAAAAAAAGTTTCAGCTTTAGCGGCATCCAGAACACCACGCGGGCTGGCGTGCCGGTGCCCGTGGTTTATGGCGAGATGCTGGTTGGCGGCATTGTCGTTAGCGCTGGCGCCGACATTGTGCAGGTGTCAGGCGTATGAGCATCTACGGTGCTGGTGGTGGTGGTAAGGGTAAAGGCGGCGGCGCCTTTCGTAAATCCACAGAAGCCAAAGACAACCTCGACTCAACGGCTTACGCCAAGATCGTTGAGATCCTCAGTGAAGGTGAAATCGAAGGATTTGCCACGCCATCACGCTTGGGGCTAACGCAAGGCACGACGCAATACATGAACGCGTCGATGAAGGATATTTATTTCAACAAGACGCGGCTGCTTAATGCCACTGCCGACAACACACTGCCGCAGGAATCTGACTTTAACTTTCAAAACGTC